AATTCTAGATCTGGTTACGATTTAAAAAGCGCAAGACGTTCACTTAATATTATGTTGGCTGAATGGGCTAACAGAGGTATTAATCTTTGGACTGTTGAGCTTCGTACAAAAACATTAACGGCAAGTACAACTAGTTATACTCTAGATTCAGATCTAGTTGACATACTAGAAGCTGTTTTATTTACAACAACTGATACAACAACTGATATAGAAGTTGACCGTATTAGTCGTGCGGAGTATTTAAATATTTCTAAAAAAACAACAGAGGGTACACCTGTACAGTATTTTTTAGAGAGAGGAGCTTCAACTCCAACATTATATTTATATCCAACACCAGATGGTGCACACACATTTAAATATTATGGTCTAACTAAAATACAGGATGCTGGTGATTATAATGATCAACTAGAAGTGCCAACAAGATTTATACCTTGTTTGTCTTCTGGGCTTGCTTATTATATGTCGGTAAAAAAAGCACCAGAGAGAACACCTTTACTAAAACAATTATATGAAGAAGAGTGGCAACGAGCTTCAGAAGAAGATAGACCACGTTCTAGTTTCTTTGCTACACCAGAGAGAGGATATATCTAATGGCACATGCTTCGGGTAAATATGCGAAAGCAATATCTGATCGTAGTGGTATGGAGTTTCCTTACAAAGAAATGGTCAAAGAATGGAATGGTTCTTTAGTTCACAAGTCTGAGTTTGAAGCTAAACATCCACAACAGGAAAGACAAAGACACGCGGCCGATGCACAAAGTTTACAAGATGCACGTCCTGCTCGTTCAGAACCTTTAACAGTATTTGTTGGAGGAGTAGGATTTTTTGATTATAATGATTCTATGCAACCAACAACGGATAAAAAACAACCTACAGTTGTATCATCTATTGGTACAGTATCAGTGAGTACATCATAATGGCCGTTACATACGCAGAATTAACAACTCAAATATTAGACTACACAGAAGTTAGTACAGATGTCCTAACAGCTACAAGAACAAATGATTTTATTGAACATGCAGAAAACAGGATATTTAGAGATGTAGATTTAGATGTATTTAAATCTCATCAAACAGCAAACCTTGTAGCAAGTAATGCTTTTTTATCATTACCGGGTGGAACGACACCTACACCAGAATCTCTTGGTACTATTAGAACAATGCAGATATTTTCTCCTAGTGCTACAACGAGGTCATTTTTAGAACAACGCGATATTAGTTATATGAACGAATATTGGCCAGATCGAACAGCAACGGGAACTCCTCGTTATTGGGCATGGTGGGATCACAACACAATTTATGTTGCGCCTACTCCAGATTTAGCTTATAACGTTGAGTTAGGAATTACTAGATTACCAACAAGACTGTCTAGTTCAAATACAACCTCTTGGTTGGGTAATAATGCTCCGGCACTATTGCTTTATGGATGTCTTGCAGAAGCCTTCAAATTTTTGAAGGGACCAGCGGAAATGCTGCAATTATATGAACAATCATATCAACGTGCCCTTCAAGAGCTAGTTATAGAACAGCAAGGAAGACACCGAAGAGATGAGTACATGCACGGAGCGTTAAGAACTCCTTTGCAATCACAGAACCCATAGGAGGATAAAACATGGCAATAACTCAAGCTGTATGCACAAGTTTTAAACAAGAATTGCTAGTAGGTACGCATAATTTTACGGCTACCAGTGGTGATACTTTTAAAATAGCACTTTATACAAGCTCAGCTTCACTAGACGCAACCACAACTGCTTATTCAAGTTCCAACGAGGTATCAAACTCTGGAACATACACAGCAACAGGCGGAACGCTTACAAGCGTGACTCCAACCACAAGTGGTACTACTGCACTTTGTGATTTCGCTGATATATCTTTTACATCAGCAACTATCACTGCAAGAGGCGCATTAATCTTTAACAGTTCAGACTCAAATAAAGCTGTAGCTGTATTAGATTTTGGTGGAGATAAAACATCTACTAGCGGAACATTTACTATTCAGTTTCCAACAGCAGATGCGAGTGACGCAATATTAAGATTAGCCTAGGAGATTAAATGGCATTAGTCATTAATGATCGTGTAAAAGAAACCACGACAACCACAGGAACAGGGGCTGTTTCTCTTGGCGGTGCGGTAACCGGTTTTGAAACTTTTGCTGCTGGTGTAGGTAATAGTAATACAACGTATTATGCTATTGTTCATCAAACAGCCGCAGAGTTTGAAGTAGGTCTAGGCACACTAGATGGTGATAGTTCTGATTTAACACGTACAACCGTTATATCTTCTTCTAATAGTGATAGCGCTGTTGATTTTGCAGCAGGCACAAAAGATGTTTTTTGTACAATACCAGCAAGTAAATTAATATTTGAAGATGCAAACAACGATGCGACTGTAGGACGTAACCTAACAGTTACAGGTGATTTAACTGTATCCGGTGATGATATTACCATGGCTACTAATACAAGTGGCGCGGCTCTTATAGGTGATGGTACAAATTTTAATCCTGTTGCTATATCTGGCGATATAAGTATAGCAGCGAACGGAACAGCAGCTATTGGTTCTGGTGTTATTCTTAACGCTGATGTTAATGCTAGTGCTGCAATAGCAATGTCTAAAACTGCATTTTCCGCAGGAACAGGTGTATCTTTATCTACTAACACATTAAATGTAGATGCAGCTCAAACAGGAATTACATCAATACTAGCAACTGATGTTAAGATTGGTGAAGACGATGAAACAAAAATAGATTTTGAAACTGCTAATACAATTAATTTTTATGCAGGAAATGAAAAACAATTAATACTTACAGACGGTGCTTTAACACCGGGTGCTAACAATATCTTAGATCTTGGTAGTGCTAGTGTTGAATTTAAAGATGCATTTTTTGATGGCACTGTAACAGCAGACGCTTTTGCAGGACCTTTAACAGGTAATGTCACTGGTAATGCGTCCGGAACTGCGGCAACAGTAACAGGTGCGGCACAATCAAATATTACTTCTTTAGGAACATTAACTACACTTACTGTTGATAATATAATTACTAATGGTTCTACTATTGGCCATACGGATGATACAGATTTAATAACTTTAGCAGATGGAATTGTAACTGTTGCAGGAGAGATATCTGTAACTACATTAGATATTGGTGGAACTAACGTAACATCAAATGCTGCTGAACTAAATTTACTAGACGGAGTTTCTGGACTAGTACAAGCAGACTTAACTAAACTTGCAGCCGTTAACTCAACTGCGGCGGAGTTAAACATTATTGATGGTGATACATCTGCAACAGGCACTACTTTAGCAGATGCAGATAGACTAGTAACAAACGATAATGGAACGATGGTGCAGGTAGCACTATCTGATGTAAAAACGTATTTATCAAGTGCAGGATTCTCAACAGAAGACCCTACGGCTCTTGCAATCGCGCTCGGTTAATAATATAATAGGAGGATAAATGGCTAATACTTTTAAAGTTGTAACTAAAGCAAATGTTACCAGTGCTGATGTTATCTATACTGTTGCAAGTTCTACAACAACTGTAGTTCTTGGAATAATGATAGGTAATACAACAACTGGTCAGATCACTGCTACAGTTAGTTTAGCTTCAGATACCGGTAACAGAGCAGGTGCAAATAACGAGGCTAACCAAACGGTTGAACTAGTTACTACGGCCCCGATTCCTGTTGGCGGAACTTTGGAACTACTCGCGGGCAACAAAGTTGTAATGGAAGCAACAGATGCGCTTTCACTAACAGCAACTGGCTCAGCAGACATTACTTTGTCAATAATGGAGATAACGTAAAATGGCTTTTATAGGTACACCTTTAGATACCAGAAATACTTTTCAATCTCTTGTAGGCAAGAGGTTTAATGGTGATGGGAGTGAAACAGATTTTACTTTAGACGTAGCACCCTCATCTGTATTAGACATAGAAGTATTTGTTGGTAACGTAAGACAAGACCCTAACTCAGCATACACTTTATCTGGAACAACACTAACGTTTACTGGTGCACCTCCTAGCGGCACAAACAATATTTATGTTGTCCATCAAGCAAAGAGTGTAGGAACTATTGACCCTCCTGCAACAGAGACTATAGCAAAAACTTTTAGTGGCACTGTAACTATGTCTGGTACTAATACTTTGTCTGGAGCAACAACAGTTTCTGGTGCTTTGACAGCTAGTGGTGGTGCAACTATATCTGGAACTACCCCAACGTTAACAATAGGTGATGCAGGAGCAGAAGATACAAAAATTGTATTTGATGGTAATGCTCAAGATTATCATATTGGTTTAGATGACTCTGCTGATTCTTTAACTATAGGATTAGGAAGCACACTAGGAACAACTTCTCATATGGTTATAGACGCTACGGGTGCTATAACTAAACCATTACAACCTGCTTTCTTAGCAACCATAGG